ATCAGCATGGCTTCTGGCCGTCTGATACAAGTACCCAAAGTACCCTTTAGGTACCCTGGGTACCTGGGTACCAAAAAGGATCAAATCAACGACTTACGAGGTACCCAAAGTACCCCTACCCCCCTTTAGGGGTAGGGTACTGGGTCGCCTGTCGGTGATCGGCGTGTTGAGAGTACAAAAATTGAGTAAAAAATGAGCATCATCCTAAGACTAGATTATCCACCCTCCGCGAACCGGTACTGGCGCTGTTTTCGCAATCGTATGGTTCCTAGTGCAGCGGCGACGGCGTACAAAAGGCATGTCAAGACCATGGCTCACACAGACGGGCTTGTATTGCACAATGATTCTATTTGTGTCAATATAAAACTACTTCCGAAACTCACGGTTAAGGGTGAGGCCAGCAAAATAATCCTTGATCTTGATAATTGCCTTAAAGTGGCATTAGATGCGCTTCAAGGTGTGATTATCGAAAACGATAATCAGGTTAAGGAAATACATGCTAGTTATGGAGCACCAACACACAACGGCGGATTGATAGTTGAAGTAACAAGGATTGAAGATGCAAAGGTATAAGTCAGAATATCAACCGACGTGGAAACTGATTTCAAAGACACCGCCACCAACGGGAACCAAGATATTATTAAGAATGAAATACGGAACCGCAGTTATAGGCCAGTATTATGAGGAAGGTGGTTTTACTCATTGGTGTGGTTTACCTAAACTGAGCGGTGACGACAAACATGACATGGTGGGGTGAAATGGGTATCAGGCGCGAAGTAACAGGGAAAGTATTCGGTAGCTGGCGAATACTTCATGATGTTGAATCCAAGCACAACACTCGATGCGTGTCGGCTCAGTGTGCTTGCGGCACGATCCGCACATCGTACTTGCACAACTTGACGTCAGGCCGTTCAACGTCATGCGGCTGTCAACAGAAGGTGAAATGCAGTAAATTTATGAAGCAATACTGGCAAAATAAACGAGGGGAATAAGTATGGAATTACGCGATTATCAATTCTTGGCGAACCGTACCGCAAAGGACTTAGGCTTTAAGGATGGCTTGATCCATGCCGCTCTTGGCTTAACAGGGGAGGCCGGCGAGTTCGCTGACGCTGTAAAGCGCGTGGCGGTTTATGAGGGCGCTCCGAACCGTCAGAACATGATTGAGGAACTGGGTGATCTTTTGTGGTATGTTGCGTACGCGTGTGAGGTGCTAGAGGAGCCGTTAGAGATTATCGCTAGGGATAACATCGAAAAGTTGAAAAAACGCTACCCTGAGTCTTACAGCGATTTTAACGCGCATGCGAGGTTAGATAAATGATGAAGGCAGATGCAAACCAGGTTGGCGGATTGCATTACAACAGGATGGAAATCCAGCCCTGGACGGCGATGGAGTCATGGCTTACGCCTGAACAGTTCGCTGGCTTCCTGCGCGGCACCGCAATCAAATACCTAGCACGCGCTGGTAAAAAAGGCGACGCGCTGGAAGACATAAAAAAGGCGCAACACTATCTTGATAAGCTGATTGAAGTTATGGAATCTGGCCATGGTTAAAGGTGTCGAGCAGATTTGCGCAACATGTGAGTTTTATGGTTACTATCGATTTGATACTTTTAGCTGTATTTGCACTCTTAATCCTGGTTCAGTTGAAGAGTCAATAGTGGAGCCAACGGACTCTTGCGATCAATGGTTAGCGATTCAGCCGCGCAAAACGCTCAACGATGCGAAACCGGAAGAATGGGATGCTGCGGTCGCTAAATTAGGTAAAAAAAGCCATGTCTGAAAAAAAGCCAAGAATTGGCGGAAGGCAAAAAGGAACGCCAAACAAAATCACAAATGAAGCGCGTGAAGCTATCGCGTTGTTTGTTGACAACAACGCGCACCGATTAGAAGGATGGCTTGAACAGGTTGCTGAAAAAAACCCTGAAAAAGCGTTTCAGTTGTTTCAGTCAGTGATTGAGTACCACATTCCTAAGCTGGCGCGAACCGAACAGACTCTGACCGGCGCTGATGGGGGGCCTGTGGAACACTCAATCAAAGTGAGTTTTGATGAGTCAGACAGTCGCTAAATTCCCGCCGAAACTGAAAGGGCTGTTTAATCCGGCCCGTTACAAAGTGCTGTACGGTGGGCGAGGCTCCGGCAAATCCTACGCAGCAGCTTCGGCGCTCTTGATTGAAGCCGCACAGAAACCGTTGCGCGTGCTATGCGCTCGTGAAGTGCAGAAGTCTCTTAAGCAATCTGTTCACACGTTGCTAGTCGATCAGATCCAGACGCTAAACCTTGGTTACTTTTACACTGTCACGGAATCCGAAATAAGAGGGATTAACGGCTCAGTGTTTACGTTTAGCGGCTTGGCGAGTCATACGGTTGAGTCTATCAAGTCCATGGCGAACATAGACCGCTGCTGGATTGAAGAAGCGCAAACGGTTAGCAAAAAATCTTGGGAGATATTGATCCCAACTATTCGCGCAAACAATAGCGAAATCTGGGTCACAATGAATCCAGACTTGGACACAGACGAAACTTATGTTCGTTTTATACTGAATCCACCGCCGGACACGTTTATTGTCAACATCAACTGGTCAGATAATCCTTGGTTTCCGTTAGTGCTGGAAAAAGAGCGCCAGCATTGCTTAAAGTCTGATCCAAAAAGCTACAACAACATTTGGGAAGGTAAACCCAAGACAGTAGTGGACGGCGCAATCTACGCTGATGAATTCCAAGAGATGGTGGATCAACATCGCATCAACTTGGTGACTCATGATCCAATGCTTAAGGCGCATTGTATCTTTGACTTGGGCTGGAACGACGCGATGACTATCATCGTGACCCAACGCGCAGGCTCAGAAGTGCGCATTATTGATTACATTCAAGAGTCATTCCACACGCTAGACTGGTACTCAAACGAACTTAAGAAACGTCCGTACAACTGGGGCAAAGTCTGGCTACCTCACGACGGCGTAACTAAAGACTACAAAACCGGCAAAAGCGCATTAGACATAATGACCGCGCTCGGCTGGAACTGCGAGATTATTCCTATTGGCGAAGTTGAACACGGCATAAGATTGGCTCGCATGTTGTTTCCGCGTCTTTGGATGGACAAAGAGAAAACCACACTCTTGCAAGAGTGCTTAAAGCGTTATAGACGCGCAATCAATTCAACTACAGGCCAACCCACCGGCCCCTTGCATGATGAGTATTCACACGGCGCTGATGCGTTTCGATACCTTGCGACGTGTGTGGATATGTTAAAGAATGATAATATAGTCAAAAGACGACGCGCTGACGATTATCGCACCGGCGACTGGATGAGTTAACACAGGAATCCCAATGGCAAACCTCGACACTGACAGCATTTATAACTCACTCGGCGTTGGCGCTGATACTGACGTGGACGACACTGACCAAGAAACTCTCAAGGAAATACGCCAGCGGTTCAGTGATGCGGTTGAATTCAGCGCGACGGTCAGACAAGAAATGCTTGATGACATTCGGTTTGCAAGGCTTGGCGATCAGTGGAGCGAAGCGGCCAAGTACGACAGGAACCGCCCTGGCAAAGAACGCCCCATGCTGGTCGTCAATCGGCTATTGCAGTTCAGAGATAGAGTCGTCAACGAGATCCGTCAAAACACGCCAAGCATCAGAATCAGGCCGGTAAACGATGGCGCAGACCAAGAAACCGCCGAAGTGCTGATGGGATTGGTTCACCATATTCAAGACAACTCTAACGCCAGTATTGCCTACGATACCGCCGTAGAATGGCAAGTTGATGCTGGTTTAGGTTATTTCAGAGTACGTAATGACTATGTAGACGACACGTCGTTTGACCAAGACATATTCATTGACCGCATCCCTGACCCGATGAAGGTTTACTTTGACCCGCACAGCAAACAGCCGGATGGCTCAGACGCTGAATGGTGCATCATAGCCGAGGAAATCAGCAAGGATGAATTCAGGCGCATGTATCCCGATGTGGATGAAACCTCATTTGAGGCCGCTGGAAATGGGGACATGCAAGGTTGGTATACCAAGGATTCTGTACGCATTGCAGAGTATTATTATCTTGAGTACGACGAGGCGCAGGAAATATACGACGAGGAAACAGGGCGCTCGCGCACGATACAGCCTAAGCGTTGCATGTGGTGTAAAGTTACCGGAGACAAAGTGCTTGAGCGTACCGAATTACCGACTAAATACATTCCTGTAATTCCCGTTATTGGTCACGAGATATGGGTGCAGGGTAAACGCTATTTATCCGGTTTGATTAGAAACGCCAAGGACGCACAGCGCCTGTATAACTATTACCTTAGCGCCAACGCGGAAAACGTAGCACTCGCACCTAAAGCACCGTTTATCGGCGTTGCTGGTCAGTTTGAGACTGACCCGAATTGGGGCCGAGCAAACAAAGAGTCGGTTGCATATTTAGAATATGATCCGGTCAGCATCGCAGGAACTCCCGTCGGCGCACCTCAACGCGCCATGCCGCCGCAAGCAAGCAGCGCAATTATGGATGCAATCCGATTGGCTGAAAATGACATTATGCAAAGCATGGGTATCTATCAGCCGTCACTTGGCGCTCAGTCAAATGAGACCTCAGGACGTGCATTACTGCTTAGACAAAAGCAATCCGAAACAGGTAACTTCCACTATCAGGATAATCTTAACCGTTCAATCCGGCATTGTGGGCGCATCATCGTTGACATGATCCCAAAAGTATACGATCGGCCTCGCGTTGCTCGCATACTTGGCGAAGATGGTACACCGCGCACTGTTAACCTTGATCCTAATCTACCGCAAGCTTCTGTTGGTACTGATAACCCAGCAATTGACTCAATCTATAACCCTACGATTGGTCAATATGATGTGGTTTGTGACTCAGGACCCAGTTATGCCACTAAACGCGATGAAGCGGCCAATATGATGTTGGCGCTAACTCAAGCTAATCCCGCACTGTTCCAGTCTATTGGCGATCTCATGATGAAAAACATGGACTGGCCTGGGGCAGAGGAAATATCAAAGCGGCTTCAGATGCTATTGCCTCCGCAGTTACAGCAAATGGCTGGCGGTGACAAGGTAGATCCGCAAGTTATGCAGGCTCAACAGATGATTGAGCAGATGGCCGATCAGATGGAGCAAATGAGCGCAGAGATGCAACAGCTACGCGATCAGCGTGCAATCTTGCTTCAAGAAAAGGAACGCGAGTGGTTCGACTCTGAAACTAAACGCATGGAAGTCGAAGGCAAGATTATGATGACGGATAGCCAGTTGCAAGCGGCTGTTCGTGAAAACATCATGCTTATGATGGGCATCGGCACTCAACAATCGCTGGAACAACAACCCGAATTTGAGCGGTTGGAAGCGCAACTAGAGCAACCCGTACAAAAGCCACAACCACAAGGTG